TAAAAGACTAGCTGATAGAAAAGCTGAACTTGTTGCTGAAATGGCTGAAGTTAAAAAAGCAGTAGAGGCATAATTGGACTCATCAACATTAATAGAAGCCTGGGGTACATTAGGTGTAACTGGAGTAATGGCCGTATTATTCGGTTTTATGATTGCAAATATTATAAAAAGTCAGAACACACAGAATGAAACCCTAGATAGATTAGCAGTATCCCAGGCAAAAGCTGAAGAAACAGCAAATAATGTAGAATCTATATTACTCAAGTTATTGTCAAGAATGGATAAATCAGACGATAAACTTGACCGCAAAGTAGACGATTTAAGAAGAGAATTGTCAACAATAAATAATGATTTATCAGAAGTGATGGGAAGTTTGAGTCGTATAAATGGAAGACATTAATGAACGAAGATATGAAAGACGTACTTACTGTGGTTGCATGGGTGACCATTGTATTTGTTTTGTTAATATTTGTAGCGTGTGATAGCGGTTGGTCCATAGCTGGGCATGAGGTATGAGTGATGGCAAACCTAAAACGGCAAGGTCGTATCGTGGAACCATTCTCAATGACAACGCTATCGTATCTATTAATCTTAAGTGGGCTTTTCAGGTCCTTGCACTTGTCGCTGGACTTGTTTATTCGTACTTACAAATTGAAAATAGAATTGCAGAACTTGAGCGCAGAATGGAACTTGCTGACACTAGGATACTAGAATTGGTTGATAAAAATATGCTACAAGAACAAAGAGAGCGTGAGGCAATGGAAGAACGTATAAGTTTCTTTGAGCGAGAACTAAACCTAAATCCTTTTTCCTGGAAGAAAAGAAAAAAGAAATGAGTGAAGAAAAACACACAGAAATAATTGCACACCTTACACAACTTAGTGAAAGACAATTTACATTGTTTAAATCAATAAATAAAATTGAGAGACATTTAGATAGAATTAATGGGAAGGTAGACAAACACGAGAAAGACATAATTGTTATACAGACTTATGGAGCTATAGGCCTGATAGCATTACCAATAATCGTAAACCTAATCATGAGGATACTCTAAATGAATATGACAAAACTAATCATAGCATCTGCAATGAATATTGCTGAAAAACAAGCTGAAGATGTAAAAGCAAAGTTCATTGAACATATACAATCTGAAGAATTTGAGATTGCTTTAGCTGAAAAATTAGATGCTAAAATAAACATACCATTTACTAGTGATGAGCGAGAATCTGAACTCTTTCGTGACTTTGTAGATGTTGTTACTGATATTGTTGCTGGACTACTTGGCGATAAAAAGTGAATCATAAACAAGTTAAAAGCTTAATAAAAGGCACTCTTAAAAGGTTAGGGCATAAGTACAACAATAAAAACGCTGTAAACCTACTATTTTGGACTGGATACGTTGAATCTAGATATGAGTACACACAACAATTAAACGATGGCCCAGCTAAAAGCTTTTGGCAGTTTGAACCTGAAAGTGCTGTGTCTTGTGTTAAAAACTATTTAAAGTATAGAAAAGTAGTTAGAGAAAAATGCGCTGTTGCCACTGTTACTAATCCACTATTATGGGAAAGTGAGGACCCTAACGTATGGTCATGGGTCCTAGAACATAACATGGCTGTAGCAATTATAATGGCTAGATTAAAATACTGGCGCTCACCTACGCCGCTACCTAAAACAATTGATGAAGCTGGAAGTTTCTGGAAAGCTACATATAATACTAGCAAAGGAAAAGGTAGCGTAGCTAAATTCAAATCGTTGATATCAACACTTGAAAGATAGCCCAGGGAGTTTGTGATTCGCTGTCCTCTCCTTGGGCTTTTTTTGGCTCACTTTTGGCTCACCTTAATAGGTATTTATATGCTATATAATGTATTAAAATGTAATGATTATTAGAGGGTGACATGTTTTACCGAGGATAGAATGCATATTTGGAAAGCGTGTAAACGTTTAGGCGTTTCGAGGGTTCGAATCCCTCTCTCTCCACTGACGACAAAACACAAAAAAAGGGGTCGTTTCTGACCCCTCTTTTTTTACCACTCAAATTAAGTTGGCTCACTTTTGGCTCACCCTTGCTATTCTTTATCTCCATTTACCCAATAAAACATACTTGTTACTTTTTCTTCTGCTCTTATATATAATAAATCAATGTTGTAACATTCATATTTACCATTTTTAGCTTTCCACATCATATGGTCCCACTTTAAATAATGATAATCAGTTTTAATATTTTTTAATGTATGTTTATCTAGCCTTACTTTAGAATCTGGGTGGTAGCGGTCAATCCAGGAATTATTATCATTTTCTTCATTCATTAATGGAACCATTTCTTCGTATGTAAATCCAGTCATACTAAAATCACCAAATATATCAGTGTCAAGCCATTCATCGGTTTCTGCTTTGTATGTGCTAACCATTTTAAAATGATACGCTGGTTTGCTATGATTACCTTTTATTTTTAAATACTTAATTTTATCTTCAAGCCTCACTATTTCATTTTCTAACAACTGTATTGTTCGTTTTTGACTATTTATATAATCACTGACTTGCATATTTATTTCCTTTCCAGGGGTTACTTCCCCATATTCGCTGTCCTCAGAAATATCATCCAGTAAAGGCATTGATAATTCTGCACTATTACTTGTTAAATAACTCTCAAATTTTTTAATAATTTTATAGCCAGGACTCATAAGTTCATTCTCATACTTATATATAGCACCTGGACTTATTTCTAAAATACTTGCTAATTCTTTTTGTGTAAGCTTTTTTTTAAATCTAACGAATTTTAATTGTTCTGAAAACCTCATATAGATAGCCCTTTCCTAAGTATACCTACATTTAAATATGGTATAATATACTACATATATTAATAAATAGTACAATAATATTAAAAAATGTTATAAAAACGTATAATATGTGTTGACAATAGTATAATAATACTTTTATGTTACTGCATCATATAATGATAATATTTAAACACATACCACATATCAATGAGACAAAAACAGACAGCACAATTCTATACTATAAGAGACATATCCGAAATACTTAATACTGATTATCGATTAATAGCCAAAAGAATAACTAGTGGTGAAATACCTCACTATAAAATTGGTCAAAAGACCATTAGGGTGAGGGTCGAAGAATTTGAAAAGTGGTTGAAGGAGTCTTATGTCACAAACAATTAATTGGGATGATTGTATAAAATCAAGAAGGTATGCTACTGAGGGCGGCAGATACTATGGCCCAGTAGATATTACCACATATAACCAATTTGAGAATCCACTTAGACCATCTTGGACAAATTTAGCTAGTGTTGAAGCTAGTCCTGGTTTAGCGGCCTGGAAACAGCAACATGGATATTATGCTGATGTTCTTACAAGTTGGGCCACCACAAAAGGTACTGGAGCGCACAACGCTGTTGAACTAATGATAGATGGTGAAACAATAGACGATGCATTTTTTACTGATTATTTAGAAAACCATGAAGATATAAAATGGAAGATGAACGGCAGTAAATGGCAGATGATAGAAGAAATAAAAAAATGTGTTATGCAATTTATTTTATGGCATGAGGAACATCAGCCTACAATTTTAAAATCTGAAATCATGATGTGGCATCCTGATGTGCCATATGCTGGAACTGCTGATTTAATTATGATGATACATAATAAAAAACAAAACCAGGATATTCTTATGGTTGGAGATTTAAAAACTGGGAATGAAAGTGATAAGCATTTTGTTCAGTGTATGGCTTATGCAATACTGCTTGAAAAAATTTATAATGTAAAGGTTGGTGCAGTTGGTTCTTTGTATTGCCAAGGTAGATACAAGGGAGAACCAAAGCCAGGCAAAATGAAGGTAAAGGTTATCCGTAATAAGGCTGGAGAGTTTACAGAGGATGCAAATAAGCTTATGGACAAAGTTGTAAAGCTTGTTGATTTATTCCAGGCTAACAATCCAGCACAGCCTAATAAAAAAAGACCATTACCAAAAAAGTTTTCATTAAACATAAAAGGAGAAAAATAAACATATGGCATATGTAGATACACATCAAGGTAAGCTATGGGCTAATGAAGAAAAAACAAGCCCAGGTGCGCCTGATTTTAAAGGACAAGTTTGTACCACTGAAGACATTCAAAGGGTAACAACTACTGGTTCTGATGGTAAAAAAAGTATTGACTGGTCTAAGATACCTAGCGATAGAAAACTTTCTGTTAGCTTATGGAAAAATCAGGGCAAGGATGGCAATGTGACTTTAAATATTAAAGTTGCTAAAAAGTCTGATGACCTTTTTCCAGGGAAAGATGATAAGGTGCCTTTTTAAGGTTATTTAACGTCATGATAACCGAATTCGACATACTCTTTGACAACATCTGCGCGGATGTATTTCCAAAAGTGACCGCGCACATACAAGACAATTGCACTTCGCTAGTTGAAGGGTATGTCGATTCACATTGTGTTATAAAATTTTTAGAAAATATTGAAGGCTATGATTCAGATATGTCCATGCGGATATGGGATTCATATCAAATAAATAATACAGCCGTAATTCAAAATTTGCTTAATAGGGCAGAGGCATCAGTCCTTTCCACATCTACCAAAATCGATGTTTCTGCTGATAAGAGGGGGTAAGTATGGTTTGTTTTTCTTTCTTGTTTGCCATGCTTCCCCTTCGCCTCTTACCAAACCACATACCTTATGCCACAACTAAAATTAGATTTAAATACAAGTCAGATTGATTCAATACTAGAACAGCTTAAATACGGCAAGTACACAGCGGAAAACTGGGATATAGACCTTTTAAGAGGTATTAATGGTGAAGCTGAGATATTAGATATATTAGCTGGTAAGATTGAGGTTAAAACAGATTTTCAGGCTTATAAGACAAACAATATTGCTATAGAGATTGAAAGTCGAGGTAAGCCTAGTGGCATACAAACTAGTGAGGCAAAGTGGTGGATATTTAATATACAAATACCACATAAGGACCCATTACTAATCATTGTGCCGCTTGAGCGCTTACGCCAAATCGCTAATAAATATTTACATCAGAATAGAATTAGAATGGGCGGCGATAATAATACTTCTAAATTAGTCATTGTACCCATAAGCGAGGTGTTTAAGGGTTGAAGATATTAAAGGTACCAATGGACCTTTTAAACGGCCCTATATGGAACAATGACAAACCATATAGCGAAGCCCAGGCCTATATACAATTCTACAAATGGGCGGTTGATATGGGTGGGGATACCAAGTTTATTCATGGCAATATGATAACACTGAAGGATAATGAATTTATCATGCCACAGCGTAAGATTGCTGAATCAATAAATTGGACCCAATCAGCCGTCAGTAGATTTTTAAAAAAACTGGTTACCTTGAATCAAATACGAATCAAAACTGAATCAAGAATGACTCGTGTTTCTCTCCTCGTGAAAGCAGACACCACTGACTCAAACTTGACTCAAACTCGCATCAATGATGATTCATTGTATGATTCCTTCCTTGGGGGGCGTACTAATAGTAATAATAGTAATAATTATAATATTATTAATAATAATAATATAGATAAGAATACTAATACAAGTAATAATTCTAATATTTATACAAAACCTTTAAAAAAATCCAATATTGGGGTTGGTAGTAGGGTAAAAAAGTATACTGCAAAGCCTAAAGATTTGCAGATGGTAAAAGATTACTTTTTAGAAAAAGACATTCCAATAGAAGAAGCTGAAACATTTTGGAATTACTATGAGATGACTGGATGGTTCAGTGGTAAGACAAAGATAAAGAATTGGAGAATGGCCGCGGCAAATTGGAAACGTAGAATTAAGGACCAGCCTAAAAAATTTAACAATGCCGTAGAATTTAAAAAGGGTCCATTCGGTGACATCCTGGTATACTGCCACAATTCTAAATGCCAGTCATATGGTGATACACAATTCGCTAATAATGAATGGGATGTAAAGAAGGGATGTAAATGTGGACATGACTATAAATCAGAAAGGCCAAAGAAGAAAGAGGTAATACATGAAACTAGTAAAACAAAAGAACCCCAAGAACGTCAAGCGTGGTCGGAGAAATCGACAACGAGGAGCGGAACTACAGAGGGAAGTGGTGAAAGCCTTCAAGACATATTCAGTGGAATGTTTCAATCGGGACCGAGGGGGCGCTAACCATGAAAAAGGTGATGTTGAAGTTAATGGCTGGTGGCTTGGTTGCAAAAGACGTTCTAGGATACCCAGTTGGTTGGTTCCTGAGAAAACTGAAGTGGGTGTTGTCTATCGTGGTGACCGAATGCCGCCTTTTGTATCGTTACCACTTGGACCAGTTGCAAGATTAATCGGTGAAGCGATTGAGGCTGGTATCAATGTCAAAGAAATCATGGGGGGTAAACTGGGTAATGAATCAGATTGAAAAAAGTAGAAGCTATTCTGATAAATATAGAATAACTAACAAGAATTATATCAATGCAAAAACATTATATAATTGCACATCATGCAAGTTGGTCTGGGAGTATTTCAAAGGGGCTATAAAATGCTATGAAGATTTCCCAAAATATGGCCTAGAAAAGAAGAACTGCCCTAAATGCAATTAGATACATGCACTATTGGTAAACAAGGCGAATTTGCAATTGTTTCAGATTTACTTAGTCAAAACATAGAATGTTGGCTACCAGCAAATGATAATAACAATTGTGATTTAATTGCTTTTTCTAATGGTACATACAAGCGCGTACAAATAAAGACCATTACCAAGCTTAAAACTAAAAGCAGTGTAGAAGTTAAAATGCATAAGCATATTAAGAATGTAGATAATATTGATTATTTGGCTGTATATCTTACAGAAGAAAAGCTTTGTGCATACATCCCCTACAATGGTGAGGCTTCAATTATGTTAGCACTTAAAAGGGCTAAGAATTGTCAAAACAAAAAACGTAAATGGTTCTATGAATACATGGATTTCATTTAGGAAAGGATAATAATGCAACTAATAAATTACATGACTCTAAGACAAATGGTGAACTTCTATAAAAAATTACATCGTAAGGGTGTACTTGAAAAGGGAAGCGCTGGATATGGCAGATACATACAACTACAAAATCAATACAATAAAATCATGAGGGAAAAGAATGGATATTAAAACATATGAAGAGTTGATTGTGAAATTTAGGGACCGAGGTGATGCACAAGCGAAAATGAAAAGGGTAGAGTATACTGAATCCAGGGGTGACCATGATGTTTTAGAAAACTTTAAAGCTACTGGAAAGGACCTTAACTTAGACCCATTGCAAGTACTGGGCATATTCATGAAGAAACATTGGTCCAGTATTATTAACTACATCAAGACTGGTAAAACGTATAGCAGTGAAAAGATAGATGGGAGAATAATGGACCTCATACAATACCTGGAACTTACTTATGCTTGTATTGAAGAAAAGCGTGACAAGCAATATACCAGTGATGTTGAACAAAGTATTCATTACACATTTAAAGAGGATGAATCATGATAGGAACGATATTGATTTTAATAGTTTTAGGAATGGGCTTTATATACTGGATTGCAACGGCATATGAAGATAGGCAGTTTTATAATAGAATTCAGCGCCGCCAGGAGTTAATAAGAAGATATACTATGGATGATTAGAATGCGATAGTTTTAACCTAGCTGGTATAACAACTTCCACATTGCATTTTGTACAACATCTACCATCGTTAACTGGTTGAGCGTTGTGGTCATAATCAGGGATTTCTTTCTTGCAAATGCTACAATCCATATCTTAATATAATAAAAAAGCCCCATTGCTGGGGCCTTTTTCTCCCTTATGAATTAGGGGCTATCTAATATTCTATTATGTTTATTGGTGACTTTTTTAAATCCTCAATAGTCAAGTTTTTATTTTTTAATTCAACTTTAGCTTCTTTTAGCGTTTTTTCAAATGCTGGTGTTCTACCTAAGCGAATAGAGTTAAATGCTAATTCTTTCATATCAGGATATTTTAAAAATAAATAGGTCAATATCCATGGATGAGACTTCTGTATTATTGCTGGAGTACTATTTATGTAAAATTGACCATTTGCATATTTTTCTATGTTAAGTGCTTTCTTCATTTTTCTCTCCTAATATTCTATTTTAATGTAACCATCACCACCACCAAAGGCAATGACACATGCTCTACACATTCCTAGTCTGTATGGACCATTGTAATTACTTGGCATATCAGCCCATTTAACTTCTCTTTTGTAATCTACTCTAAATGGTCTGTTGGTAGGTATCTGCGCGTTGAATGGTAGTCTTTCTTCCATACATCCACAAGCGTTACACTTTACAACATCTGGTAATTTTTTATTCGCTGTTCCTATGTTCATTTTAATCCTCGTTTCTTTTGTATGCTAAATCTGCTTCTTCTAATTCCCTTGTGCAGTCAGCTGTTATTTGTTCTAAGTTATCAGTAAAGTACTTATTGAATATCTCGCCAAGTAAATGCCCTGGTTGTTTATATTGCATCCTGGCATGAGTGACAAAAGCATTCCATTTAGCATCTATGGATGGTCCATAAATTCTAACTGTTTTACTGGATTCCTTTTTTATTACTGTCATTGTTTACTTCTCCTATTTTAGTGCATCAGCCATTTTATCATGAAGCTTAGATGCTTCCAGGCTAATGTATGTTTGTTGTTGTTTAGTGTTTGTATGTCCCATGTACATTTGTATCTCATTGTCAGTAAGATATGTTCTTAAGAATGTAGCAAGGCTATGACGTAAGCAATACTGGGCTAAAATATGCCCTTCACGCTGTTTTATTCCTATTTGGTTAGCTAAGGTTACAAACTCAGCATTTGCGGCATCACGCTCACTTTTAGACATGTTAAGATTTGTAATGAAGTTCCTTATCTTTTTGAGTTTACCTACAATTGGAATCTGTGCTGTAATGTCAGTTTTATTCCTGGACTTTATAATGCATTCGAAGGTGCCATTTAGAACTATATCATCTTTGGTCAGGCTACCAGCATCGACTGGTGCCAAGCCAGTGTAGGCCATTATGGTCCAGAATACTTTATGCTTATGAGAGTTAGTCAAGTCTATAATCTTTAAGATATCTTCACGCTTGATAACTTGGTGAGGCTTAGACTTCTTACCTTGCTTACCTAATTTATGCTTAAGCGCGTATACATCCTTTTCAACTAATTCATTGACTACTAACCATTCCCACAATGGCTTTAGGTATATGTTCCTGGATTTCTTAGTAGATGTAGACTTACCACTGATGTCACTAGCATAAAAATTATTTATGTCAGCTGTAGTTATCTTAGCTAAATCTATTTTACAATCCCTGGACACTTTTCCACCAGTCTTAGGGTTACTGGTCCAGTGATTAACATCACCAAAGAACTCTATAAAAGCTTTCATATTGTATGTATCTCTTAAGAATGTCTTACCATGATGCGGCGCTACTTCAGCTATAAATCTGGGATATATTTCACGAAACAAAACTTGCTTTTCTACTTGAGAAATTGGGGCTTCTGTCACAATTCCATGCATCATATTCCATACTTTGGTCTGGGCTTCAACATACCTGGCTTTAATCTGGGTCATTGTATTTTTCCTGGAATTTCCTAGCGGTATCATAGGCTGAGTGCGGCCATGCTTTTTATAACGATAGTAATACGAAACATAGCCGCCTCTCTTTTTAGCATACAGATTTGGTAACTTACTCATACTAAACCCCTACTTTTCTCCCACTTAATAATCTCATGCTTACCAAACCATTCATACATACTACCACCTTCTTCATAGCATCCTGGAGAATTTTTAAAGTCACCTTCACCCTTGATTTCATCTACTATGCTTTGTGCCTCAGCAAAACAACTTTCCCAAGCTTTAAGCCAGTTTTTATGAACCCTTTTCAAAGCCTTTTCTAAGTTCCATACTTCCTTCTGACTTATAAATATCTCACCATCTACATTGATATAATCCAGGTCATATATGCTAAATGACACATAAATCTCTGGTGATTTATGGGCGTTAAAATCCATAAATACTGGCCATTTTTTATCATGTTTGTTCTTCGCTACCCTAAAAGTTTTATTAGGGTCTTTTAACGTATGTTTATAGCCCCATTTACTATCTTTGGTATAGCCTTTAATTAGGTCCATACTATACTCATCATAACGCCAAGCCTCTAACCTTGTAAGTGGTAGATATTTCAATTCCCAATTCCAGGACCATAATGGATTCCATTGAACGTCATGATGGATTCCAATCTTGCGATTATTGGTCATGCGTTGGATACGTTTCTTTAAATCATCAAAGCATCTATTAAAAAAGTCACGCTGGATTGGTGGAAAGTCTAAACGTACTTTCAAATCTACACTGCCTTGTTCAGTGCTACTCTCTGGGTTTCTATTTATATATACTTTCTTCAATGCGCTGTCCCTTTCTAGTTATGATTAGTTTGAAATATATCTACCAAAAAAATGTCCCAGTATTTATCCTTCAATTCTCCACACTCATCAAAGCAATCTTCATATCTAATTGGCAAATTTTGGTTATTCTTTATCATTAATTGATACCATTGATAATCTGTATAATCAATTCTAAAGTATTGTTTAACTGTTTTCATGTCGCTGTTCCTTGTTTTAGTTATAAATCCCAATTTACTTTTACATTTAATTGCTCTTCTAATATCCTTGGTAATTCGTCATCTAAAGCCATAAAATCATCATCCGAACAAACATTAAAGCAATTAGCAATTTCATTCCTTAATTTGTGAAAATTATTTTTTGATATTATATGTTTCATATTGCTGTTCTTTTCTAAAGATTGTTTGATAAATATTCTGAACCAAAATCGTATGCAAAATCGCGCCTTGCTTGTCTTGCATCATCGATAGCTTTTTTAAGCCTCATGTAATGTCGTTGTGCTGTCATAGCATCCTTTACAGATACGATAGGATACTTGTCTTTTTGGTCCTGGATGAATTTCTTATTATTCTCTTCATAGTCATCTGCATTAAGCCACTCTGGCGCACTCTTACCAACGTACATATAGTTGCCCTGGGTTAGCCATTGCGGCTCATCACAAGTTGTATCACAATACCTAGCACTAACCTTAAAGTTAAACTTTTGATTGTTTCCTGGGCCTTTATAGCCATTTCCTATGTATGCATTCAAACCCTTGATATCTGCGCCATAAACTGTAGCCATATGGTCACTGGTACATTCCAGAATTAACTTGATGTATGCATCAATCACATCCTGGGTTTGTTTGTAGAAAGTACCATCCTTCTTCATCTTCCACATATCTTGTAATCTATTGTATGCAAAATCCATGAAGTATCTAATGGCGGTGTTAAGCGCTATTTGGGTTAGAGTCCTATTTTTAAAAGTTTCTTTTTGATTTATGTTCATGATTGCTGTCCTTGTTTTATTTTTGGTTACCATAGACACTTAGTGTTTCGGCCCAGGAACCACCTGGGCCATCATCAGTATGGATGCTACTCTTCTTCAGAACTATCAATAGTAGTTTCAATGTAGATTGTATTGCTGAGTTCTTTGGACCACATAATGTCAGTAATAATTGGCCACTCACCTGACTTTTTTGAGTATGCATTTGGGTCGCTATAATCAATTAGTCTGAGTGTACCCATCCAGTTCCAGATAGCATATCTAGCATCTTTGTCTCCTAGTTGCTTATTGACAACATAATCGACAGTAAATTTCATAACACCCTGGTCTAAGCTGACAAATACATCCATGTCGATAGCCCTCTTAACAACTTCCTTAAATGACTCAGTTGTGACGTTGGTTTTAACTTTATAATCTGTGACGTAAAACATATAATCTCCTTGTTTTGTTTCTTTCTTGGTTGTTTGTGTGGCAAGAGTGTAACACTGCAACACTATACTATGCAAGTAATATTTAAAAATAATATAATTATGTGTTGAAAGCGTACATCTGCCTACCATATAATCAGGTTAATTAACAATGTAAAAACAATAGAATGCCATTTATAAAAGGAGAGTCAGGTAATCCCACTGGGAGGCCTAAAACGTCAGTGAAGGACCTGGTTCGTAACCACCCACAGAAGAACGAATTAATACAAAAGCTATTTGATGTAGCTATGAATGATGATGATAAGCGCCAGGTATCAGCGTGGCGTATCCTACTGCCCAAACTGGTCCCAGATTTAAAAGCAATGCAATTGGAAGTGGAACAGAAAGGTATAACTGGGGTGATTGTTCTGCCTGAGAAGGCACCGCTTGACCCACCTAAAATAAGTACGACTGGCCAGGCTGTGAGCGAAACTTTTTTGCCTACCGAGTCCCCTGGTGACGTTGGTGACCCTGGGCCAGAGGTGAGCCAATAGTGAGCCAGATGATGCTGTACCGAGGAGGTCTGCATGTTATTGTAATGGGCTGGGTCGCTTTGCCTTGTGAAAATATTTATAATGTGCATCGACACCGATTAAATTATTTGCGAGGGGGGCCATCCCATTGGTCGGGTCCCATCGGCCCGAATATCATGTAGGAGTCCCAGACAGAATATGAAAAAACTTTTTATAGTCGTAAAGACAACCAATAAAACCAAGGGAAGAATATGTTTGATGTATGCCCGAAGATAAATCGTAAATGCGCTTTCGCTACTAAATCAAATTATAACATACATAGTGGCGTAGTCGATAAGGAAACATACACATACTGCGGATTAGCAAGTGGTTGTGATAGTCGTGCTGAATACCTACCTAAATGCTGGAAGGATATGACTAAGTACGAACAAACCAAGTACAGAAAAAACACATACTGGGGGTCGTAAAAATGCAAATACATTGGGAACCGCATCCAAGACAAGCATTTGCACTCGCAAGACAAGAATTTGAAATAGCATTTGGTGGTGCGAGAGGTGGGGGTAAATCCAGCTGTCTAATGGCCTGGATGGTAGAACCTGAATATATTAATAATTCACTTTATAGAGGCCTTATTATACGCCGTAACTACGATGACTTACGCGATTACATAGATAGGGCTACACAGATGTATAAACACCTAGATGTAGATGTGGTTGGTAATCCAGCAGAATTTAGATTCCCCACTGGTGCAATTATCAGAACTGGCCACTTAATGGATAAACAAGCCTATCAGAAATACCAGGGTCACGAATACCATAAAATGGGTATTGAGGAAGCTACATTGATAGGTGATGAAGAAGATTACTTAAAGCTTATTTCTAGTTGTCGTAGCACAATTGGGCTATCCCCCCAAATATTTTTAACATGTAATCCTGGTGGACCTGGACATAATTGGTTTAAATCAAGATTTTTATCAAATGAACCAGAAAAAACATATTATGACCCAGTAACATCCAGGACTAGAATATTCATACCAAGTAAAATACATGACAATCCTACCTTAATGAAAGAGGACCCAGGATATATGGAAATGTTAAAAGGTTTACCAGAAGAATTGCGCCGCGCATGGCTTGATGGTGACTGGGATGTTTACTACGGACAATATTTTAGTCAATGGCGTTATGATGTGCATGTAGTAGAACCATTTAGGATACCTAGTACATGGTATAGGTTTCGCGGCATAGATTATGGTTATAAGGCACCTTTTGCTGTTAGTTGGATAGCGGTAAGTCCCAGTGGTGATTGCTATCTATACAAGGAGTATTATGTAGCTGAAATGGAATTAAGTGGTCACATTGATGCAATTAATGCATTAAGTGAAGGCGAGGAATATAGAATGACTCTAGGTGACCCTAGTATGTGGATTCGTAACCCCATGAATTCAAATCGTTCTGATATACCAGCTGGTTCCCACCAAGCAATAGCAGATTTATTACGAAAAGGTGGAATAAATGCAATAAAAGCTAATAATAACCGCTTGAATGGTTGGAACCTTCTGCGCGAGTATCTAAAATGGGATGAAAATACACCGCCTAAGTTCTTTGTTTTCAAGACTTGTAGGAAGTTTATTGAAACGATACCAATGCTTGTTCACGATATTAAGCGGCCTGAAGATTTAGATACGACTGGACCTGACCATTTACTTGATAGTGTTAGATATCAAATGATGGCCATAGGTAAACCAGAAGAAGAAGAAGCTAAACCATGGATACAAAAACTGATGCAGAAGTTCGAAGCAAACAAAACAGAAGTCCCAGGACTAAGAGGGTAGTTGAAAGATATGATTTTGAAACTCATGAATGGTTTAGAGTTGAAATTACAGAAGATGACGAACTTAATGAGATGGCTCCTGATGTTCGTGAAGCATATATGGATATTATTACCACTGCAAGTGGTTTAAGTGAGTATCCTATTATTGGAGATTAAATGCAAGAATACAAACCTACCCACGAAGAAAAAGAATTAGTAAAAAAAATTAATGCTATGATGGATAGCGCAAAGAGAGCCAGGAGAAAAACTGGTCATTTGTGGCGCGAATCAGAAAAGTTATATATGGGCGAACATTGGGAAGGTATGTCCATGCCTGAATTTAAGAACCAGTTAACCTTAGACATGATAGCAAATGTTATTGATACCCAGATACCGATTATGTCATCTCAGCCTCCGAAGATAGATGTAATACCAGTGGGTGCCTCTGATGAATCGAAGTTTGTTGCTAAAACTTTACAAGCGCAAATAGATGATTTGTGGTATATGCGCGATATGGCAACATTAGTTCCTGAGTGGCTTACTGACTATCTTGTCTATGGTACTGGTATTGTAAAGCTAAATTGGAACATGCATGATGATTTACCTGATTGTGACATTGTGGACCCATTTAGTTTTTATGTTAATCCTAGTGCTACAAAGTTAGAAAATGCACAATGGATTATTCATATGGCGCCTAGGCCATTATATGAAATAAAAGAATTATTTCCTGAAAAGGGGCATTTAGTAAAGCCTATGGGTAAGTTAAATGAATATGAGGCATTAAAGATTACCGAAGTTAAACAAGGTGATAAATCACTTATCCAGGTAACTGATTCACATGGGACAGAGACTAATTACTTTGAAGGTGAAACTGAGGCTATGCAAAACTTGGAAGAACGAGCCTTACTGGTTGAAGTGTATATGAGAGATGGAAGTGTCGAATATACCCAGGAAGAGTCTGATAAAGATGGTAAGGTTGGCAAACCAAAATATCCAGGTGGGCTACGAAAGGTGTGCATGGCAAACGACATCATACTATACGATGGGCCTAGTAAGTATCAGTTCCTGGATAAAATGAATAGATGTCCTTATCCATTTCCTTACGTTGTTATGAAGAATGGTGGTAGCGCACATTCGTTCTGGGGTAAACCCGAACCGAAAAGACTAAAGAGTATAAATCTTGCACTGGACCGAATAGCATCTCAGGTAATGGATAATGTACATCTAATTGCTAACCCAATGTTTGTTGTAGATGAAACAGCAGATGTACAAGACCAAATCAATAATAAACCTGGTTCTGTGATTCGTAAGCGAGGTCCTGGACAAGTGCAGATGTTACAACCAGCTTCAATCCCAGGATACGTTTTTAACTTCTACCAACTATTAGTAGATATGTTTGAGACTGTCTCAGGGGTAAATAAAGCTACAATGGGTAAACAAGAACCAAATGTAACTAGTGGTGTTCAAGCGCAAGTATACAGAAGCGCGGCAACAAGTAAGATTGATTTTAAAGCTAGACAGTTAGATGCCGCTATGCAAATACTCGGTCAGATGTGGATAGCTATGATTAAAAATATGGGTACATCCATACATACTTTAGCTACAACAGATGCAGAAGGTCAAGATATGCAAATAAACTACATGGGTATGGAATTTAATGAAATCGATACTATGGTACGCGCTAGAGTAGGAAGTATGTTACCTGATAATAGGGCTTATGTAGAAGAAAAGATATTATCATTGGCTCAAGCTGGTTTAATACAAGACCCACAATATATTTTAGAAAATATGAGACTGCCTGGTATAGAAAGGTTGATTGCTAAACAACAAGAAGGGCAACAACAAATGGACCCATCAATGTTTGAAGGGATGTCAGAAGATGAAATATTTCAACAGTTACAATCAAATCCAGGCTTAGCGCAAAACATACAAGGGGTTGGTAATGAGCCAAGCATGGACTAAAAAAGAAGGTCAATCTGAATCAGGTGGCCTAAATGCTAAAGGTCGTGCCAGTTATAATCGTGCCACTGGGGGTAATCTAAAAGCACCAGTAACAAAGAAGAATCCCAAAGGTGATGCTAAGAAAAGAAGAAAAAGTTTTTGCGCTAGAATGTGCGGAATGAAAAAGAGGTTAACATCAGCTAAAACAGCTAGGGACCCTAACAGTAGAATAAATAAAGCATTAAGAAAATGGAGATGTAAGTGTGGCTAAAAGAGGTTTATGGGCCAATATATGGGCTAAAAGAAAAAGAATAGCACAAGGTAGCGGTGAGAGAATGAGAAAGCCTGGTGAAGAAGGTGCGCCCACTGCTAAAGCTTTAAAAGAATCGCAAACAAGTAAAGATGAAAAATATTTAGCATCTTTAGAAAAGAAGAAGAAAAAGAAGAAAAAAAAGAAAAGCGGAACTAGCTATGCATAATAAAGAGAAATATATGGAAATGCTTAAAAAGCATAGGAAGCATCATACTTCTAAGCATATGAAAGTGATGAAAGCATTAATTAATCGTGGTATGTCATTTGACAAAGCACATAAAACTGCAATGAAGCAAGTGGGGAAATAATGGATAAAGAAAAATACATGAACTCTTTAGCAAAAAAGAAAAAGAAAAAGAAAAAATTAAAGAAAATGAAATATATAGCTGACTACCCTTCTCAGAAATTAGCTGGTCAGGTAGCTTCAACACTGGTAGCACAAGCACACGCTATGAAAGGTAAGTCTATGAAACCAAGGGTAAAAATCTTGGGTCAGATGATGGGCGCACAAGCGTTGACAGAAGCTATTATGAAACAAGGTCCTAAGTTGTATAACAAAGTAGTAGATAAGATTAATAAAAAGCGCGGATACTAATCATGAAAAATAAAAAAGGTAAGACAGTTGTAGGTGTAATGGAAACATCAAAGACATCTAAGAAAAAAGTCAAAGTCAAGAAGCATAAGAAGAAAGCTAAGGTTAAATATAAAAAACCTTCTAAATCATCATATTGATGGTTTGATGCTTCTGTAAAAATAACAAAGATTTTAACATAAAATAGGAGAATCTATGTCAGAAGAATATAAAACTAGTTATTCAGGTGTTACTATAACAAATGATGAATTGGCTAGTTTATCAACTGATGGGTCACCTATTGAGCAAGGGGTGGAACCAACAGCCCCACTTGAAGATGTCGTTGTGGACCAATCAACTCAAGTAGAAGAGGTGGTAACAGAAGGCCAGGATGATGGCGTGGAAATCGAGAGTTTGGAATTAGATGGTAATGAATACGATATGGAAACGATTAGCCAAGCACTTGAAGCATTTAATAATAAAAATGAATGGCAGAAGTCGAATACGGAAAAAGCGCAAGAAATATCTGCTGAACGTAAAGCTTTTGAAGCTGAAAGTAAAGTATGGAAAGACTTGCGAAATGATGAAGATGCAATAGAAGCCTTACGGAGTGTATTAGATGATGACCATCCCATCTTTAATCCTAGCAAAGCGGAAGAGATACAAAATCAGGACACAAAGGACCCAGATAGGGTCCAGGAGTTGGAAGATAGATTAAACGAGTTACAGCGAGAGAAAGAAGAAGAACAAGCAATTCAAGAAGCCGATAAGCAAGTTCTCCAGGACCTTACTGAACTCAAACAAAAGCATCCTGAACTAGAAGACCAAAATTTAATGGATGAGGTCATTACGACTGCCATTGAAAAAGGCTTTACTGGACTTGATGGTTTACAAGATGCATTTGTTTTAACCTATCATTCATCATCTGAGGATAGTGCTTTTAAGACCGCAGTAAATAGGGCTAGAAATGCAAAAGCCATGAAAAGCATACCTGAACCTGAAGGTGCAGTTAAAGGGTTACATGAAGAGCCAGTTAGCAAACCAAAGGATTACAAGTCTGCCAGGGCCGATGCATTAAAGAACTATAATTTTTTTGAATAATTAATTAAGGGAAAATGAAAAATGTCACTTTCAATTGATAGTTTAACAGCTGTTACGCGTGATAAATTCATCCCAGTTCTTGTTGATAACATTTTCAAGTCAAACATTTTGACTTTTAAAATGTTGCAAAACTCTGAACCAACAGCCAGTGGTAATAAAGTACTTCAGCCTATTGAATATGCTAAGTCAGGTGCTAAAGGTTTTTACAATGGTTATGATGTATTAGATACTTCTCCACAAGAGTTGTTTACTGATGCTTCTTACGATTGGGTTCAGTGTCATGCTTCTATTACTTACTCTGGTAGGGAAGAAGCGTTGAACTCTGGTGGTGAACGCGTAGTAGACCTTATCTCTGCAAAGGTTAAAAATGCAGAAAAATCACTAAAGGACCTTTTTGGTTCACAGCTATATTCTGATAATACTGGCAGTGCTGTCACTACACCATCAGATGCAGAAGCAAGTGGATTCTTGGGTCTTAAGCATATCATTAATGTTGATAGAAGTTTGGGTGGAATTGATTCTACTACTTACACTTGGTGGGATGCTAATGTGAAAGATGCTGGTTCTAGTGTAACCTATGCAAATATGGTTGATTCATCTAATGCCGCATATATTCAGAAAATAATCAGAGAAATGTATGGTCAGTGTACTATTGACAATGATGCACCTGATATAATTGTAACTACTCAAGTTATCTTTGATGCTTATGAAGAATCTTTACAAGCGCAAAAGAGATTTGGTGCTAGTTCTCAGTCTTTGGCTGACGCTGGTTTCCAGAATCTATTATATCGTGGTACACCAATCGTTGTTGATGACCATTGTCCTGATGGGGAAATGTTTTTCCTAAATTCTAAATATTTAAAATTTAGACATCACGCTTCTCGTAACTTTGCATTCCAGGGCTTTAATAAGCCAGTGAACCAAGATGCTTCTGTAGCACACATTTACTGGTTAGGCGCTTTGACTTGCAGTAACCCAAGAATGTTAGGTCGTGTATTTGACTTAGCTTCTTCCTATAGTTAAGGAGGTTAATGATGGCAATTAGTCAGAATCAAGACCAAAAGGGTAAAGCTGTAGGCGTTGCAAAGAAGAAGGTTGGCGAAATTTTCGTAATTGAAATGGGTGGAGTTGATTTTTGTGTCGGCGGTGGCGCACCAGCAACTGGTGCTTCTGGTGACCTTAAAGCAAGTCCTAAAGGTTCATTGTACATAGACTCAACTGCTGGTAAGCCTTATATTAAGACTTCAGCGGCTGATGCGAGTGTAACATGGGCTATAATTGGTTCAATCGAATCTTAATAGTTAAATAAAGAGATAGAGTTAATCCCTGGTCCTGGTTTGGACCAGGGAACTCTTGAAACACATGACAAGAGCGCAAATGCACACAAAGCTAGGTCTTCGTTTAGAGGATACTGGCGAAAACAATTTTAATACAGCTACCAAAGATAGTGCTTTAAATAGCGCACAGAGAATGGTAGCTAATTTTTTACATGAGGCTTATTTAACTGAATTAGAGTTTAAGGATTCTGTTACTATAAATGGGACTGGTGGATTAATTACATTAGGTGGTGCTGGTGGTGCAAACAATTCTAGTGCAGTGCCAATTCGTAATAGTATTCGTGCAGTTCAACTAGGTACAAAATATGCAATTAGAATTCAACTCTCAGATGTAAAGAAACTCGAAAATGAATATCTAGGTGCTGATTCTGTTAATCCAGTGTATTGGGTGTTTGGTAATAATGTAACCATTAGGCCAAATGCACAAGTAGGTGGTTTTACAAGCGCAGTTTTATATTATTTAAAAACCCCAACAGATATAGCTAGTGGTGTAGAACCAATACTTAATTCTGCATTGCATGACATAATGATTGATTTAGCAGAAGCAGAACTGTGGAGAATGGACAATAAAGCAGATAGGTCACAATTAGCTAAAGCTTCTGCAATGGAACAGATAAAAATGTTAAATGATAGATATACTAATGAACAACCAACTGGAGTAGGGCATGACATGGGATAAGCTTATAGCAAGGGCCTTAGTGCCATTTGAAGGAAGGATTGGACAGTTAGATAAGAGGGCTGGATTATATCTAGATGAGGCCCAGGAAGATTTTAGTTTATATACTAGATGTTTTGTAAAAAAAATTAATATTTATTATTACAAAGAAAAGTCACATGTTACTTTACCTAATGATTTTATAGAGTTAGCTGATAAACCCATTTTTAGGTCAAATGTGTTAAGAAAAGCAATGAGCAATAGTTTTGATTATAAACGAAGCTTAGACACGAATTTGGTACGAATATCAGAGCCATGTGAGTATTACATAGAAGATAATAGATTGTATCTTATACCTAGGCCGCCAAAAAGTGGTGTACTTACCATTACATATGTAGCTGTACCTAAAAGCTTAAGAACTTTAACTGGTATGAAAAGGTTCAGGTTTGATACTGTAGTATCAGAATATTTTAGGGTTGGTGATGTAATAAAATCTAGGGTAGGCGCTAGTAATAGTACTACTACTACGGCTACAGTACAGCGTATAGAATATATGGATGCATTGGAAGGTCATGTTGTGATATCAAACATTACTAATGGTTTTACAAATGATAATGAAGATTTTTTTGCTAGTGGCGGTGAAGCTGACCAATATGTTAGTAGCTACGGCACAAATTGGAATCAGTTTATTGAAACTTGGAATGTTCTCGGTATTGGTGGATTAGCAAGAACAAAAGGTGTTCAGTTTGATTTTTCAGATACAGAACCACAAATCCCTGACGTATATCATCATTATCTAGTTGATTATGCAAAAGCAATGATACATCAAGATATTGGCAATAATAAGGAATATCAAAATCATTACACTTTATATATTACAAATAGAGAGAAAGCTAGAAGTGTAGTTGCTAATAAAGACCAGGGGGGTATGAGTTTTGTAGCTGATAGGCTAGGTATTGGAAGCTACTAATGATTATAGAGGTTAAAGAATTTAAAGGTGTAGCTACAGCCGCAGACCCTTCTGATATTGGTTTAGAATTTTCTCGTGTTAATACAAATTTTAGTCTTGATACTTTAGGAACACTTACAAAACAAAAAGGTAGAGGAAGTCATACTGATTTATCAGGTATACAAATATCTCAATTACAATACTGGTCACCATCAAACCTCGATATAAACAATGCTGAGATACCAGCTGTGTGGGTGGGGCTTGATGCTACAAACAATAAAATAAAAAGATTAAATAATAATTTTACTAGTCCTACAGATTTAGGTAGTGCAGTTACAGCTACTAATGTTGCGGACCTTAATGACCATGGGCAAGATTTTAGGATAGCAACAGACAATCTAGTAAACCCACCAAAAATTTTACAACATATAAGTAGAAAGTTTTTTGAAGGTAATGATACAGTAAATGAATATGTTGTGCAAAATGCAACTCCAGTACACCCAACAACAGCTGAGATGGATTTTCAATTATTAACAGCAGTTAACTTGGGTGCTAATACTGGATTAACATTAGCAAATAACACTTACAACTATAAACTAAGTCCGATATTTGACGGCTCTCAAGAACTACCATTGCCATCTACATTTAGAACTGTCACTACTGGGGATGCAAATAAGTGTAATAAAATTTCTATAAGATTTCCTAATCAATCAGGTAGCGGTACTGAACCGAATAAAACGTATGCTTTTAATCCTAGGATTACCAGTGTAAAAATTTATAGGGAGACTGGTAACGATGATAATTATTATCAAGTTGGTGAGGTCCCAATAAATACTAAGAACGATACTGACAATATTGTATTTAAAAACAAAACAGTGTATGAGGGTAATGGTCATGTATTTAGTAATACTTTTATAGATGAGTATGCTTCTTTAACAGCATCAGGTGGTGTACTTGATGTAATAAATTATACATCTAGCGGTGTTAAATCTGCTGTACAATTATTATATTGTATTCTAGGCGAAAATGATGATGGCACAGATGATGCAATAAACTCTTTAAACAACAGCCCTAGAATATTTACTGTAAACTTAACTAGTTCCAATGGAACAGATTGGGTAGCTGACTCTAACGATGCACCAAGAAATGATTCAACATTTACATCACTCTTACAAAAAGGTATAGTTGCTGTAACTGCTCAAGCACCAGACCCTAATTATTTTTTTAACAGAACAAGTAAAATTGTTAGAGTCGTAGTTACTAATCTTGGGGTAATAGAAATTACGCCTAATAAAACAGCTGATATATCAAATACAGTTTATCATGACAAGGCCTTAATATATGACATACCTGATTCGGACAGATTTGGTATTAATGGTGCTAATGGATACATTGCTGTAAATGCAAGTGATGGCCAAAGAGTTGTTTTAGAATCTGTAGGTAAAGCAGTAAGGCTAGATAACATTAGTGCTTATAGTGATAGTGATTCTGTTGACCTTTATAAAGATTATGTTATCACACGAGATAGTACGCATACAGTTGCTCATTTTTATGACATTGGATATCCTAATAGCTTTTTAGCACCATTTTTAGGTACAGATGCTACTGTAGATACAAGATATAAATATAGTCAGATGATTGGGGACATGCATTTTGTCGGGAATGTAAAACTAGACCCAAATGGTAACCCTGAAGACCATCCTGATTTTGTTATGTTTAGCGAATCAGGACAACCTGATATTATACCAAGTACAAATTTTATAAGAATACTTGACCAGCAAGGTGGTTCTATTATTGGTATGAATAGAATACTAAACAACCTGGTTGTATTTATGACACGAGGGATTTTCAGGTTAGATGTATCTTCAGGTGAACCATCTTTATTTACTCTTTTAGAGGTAAATACTGGTATTGGCTGTGTTGCATCTGAAAGTATTGTCAATGCACAAGATAATTTATTTTTCTGTTCTAAAGATAATATATATCAAATCAGGCCTGACTTTACATTTATCCCAATATCTAAATCTATAGAAGATACATACCAGGGGATAACTAACATATCATCCTCTAAAATAATTTATGACATCAAAAGAGATAGGCTCATTTGCACACTGGGCAATGACCATACTAATATTTTTATGTATGATTTAATAAATCAGGAGTGGACCAAGCTAAATTTTGATGATACTAGTTTTAGAACAGCAAACTTTTTTACAGTAAATGATGATTTAGACTTATTTACTGTAGATGTTTACGATAACAATCCGAGTCCATAATGGCATTAGTTACACAAATAAGAGAAATGCATGTTAATGGCAGTACTGAAACCATTAAGGGTAGTTATCAAACTGGTATTATAGATATTAGTGGTAAGTATGATAGAGCAAATATTGTACGAAGAATAAATTTGCATTATGATAGTGCATCTGCCATAACATGTAAAGCTTTTGCAGATGGTGAGTTAAGTGGCACTGCATTATTTACAATTACATTTCCAGCTAATAGCAGTGGAGATAAAATTGTAAGTAGAAGGCCAACAGTTGGAGGTAGAGCAAAAGCAATATCAATATTATTAGAAACAGCGAATGATAACAACAGTGCAGTTATCAGAAAATTGGAGATAGAAATAGATGGCTAGAATAAAATTTGCCGATGAGAAGGTCGATAAAGGTGTACAACAAGTAACACAGACTAGGAAAAAAGAAACAATGACCAAGGTAACAACTGGTGAGGTAAAACCAAATCAGATAAAAGAGAACCAGTTTGTTTTTACTTCAATTAAAAAAGGGCAGATTGGTCCAAGTGAACCACCGACTGACCAATCAAGAATTTATTTTAAAGATAGTGAGGGTAACACCTTCATGTTTACTGGAACGAAAGTGAGTTAAGTATGGACCCATATACAAGAGGATTATTAGCGGCGGCCCCTGGAGTAGTAAAAGGTTTAAGTAAACTTTTTAGACCAGCCCCACAACAAAAAGTATCAAGTGATACAACTGCATTACTAAATAAGCAAAGACAAATTGGTAAAGAAGGTCTTTATGGTCAAGATGTAAAAAATGAAATTTTTACTGACATAAAACAAACCCAAAAAGAAGGTCGGCAAAATATAGCAAACTTAGCCATTAAACAAGGTTTGGAAAATAGTGGTATCCCAGCAGAGCAAATGTTGAAACAAGGTGGTAGAACTACTTTAGAAATTGCAAAGATAGCAAAGCAAATAGCACAAGCAAATGAAGAGAGTAAGTTAAAGGGTTTAGAGGAAGCGGCTAGAATTGGTCAGGGTATAGAAAATATTGATTATAATAATGCATTAGCAAGGTTGCAAAGAGGTGACAGTATAACTGATGATTTCTTTGATGCGGCAACAACTGGTATAGGTGATTATTTTGACCAAGCAAGAACATCAGCGCTAGATGAATATTTATTTGGTACATCTGATAAAGATGAAAAAGGTATAAAACCTGAAGAAAAAACGAAAATGGCCAAAGAAAAGAAAGCTAATCTGTTAGATTGGATAATTAACAATTTTGATATTTTAACTCGATAGGATTTAATTATGGCACAAGGTTATATGGATAGTTTATTGAGGACCTCTACTAAAGTTAATAGAGGTAGTTCTGGTAACGTAGAGACAAATATAGGTCAAACAGAAATGCCTGACCCAGGTGAAGATAAAGCTAGGTTTGATTTATGGAGACAACTTAGCGAAGAACAAAGAGCGAAATTATTAAATGAAGCTAAGCTTAAACAAAAAACAGATGCACAAAAATTTCAAGAAGGTAAAGCTAGGCAAGATAAAAGAACTCAAGCCAATCTTAAAGCCCAATCTGATTTAAAAGAAAAAATTAAAAGTAAACAGAAAAAAGATGAAGAAGCTGTAGCAAAAGCAGAAAAGAAAAAAATAGATAAAGTTCAAAGTGAGAGAGATAAGATAAAATTAGAGTTTGTTCCATACAAGCGCAAACTAGCACAAAGTAATGATGAGATAGATACCATACAAAGACAAATAGATGGGTTAGATGATAAATACGAGGCACTAAAACGCCCAAGTATGGCTGATAAAAATGTCAAAACATTACGAAGAAAAGAGAGAAAAGAAAAAGAAGCAGAACTTAAAGAGTTGACAGAAAAAAGACGATTAGCTATTCAGAAGAGAGATAGAGAATTAAGATTTGATATGGAAGAATTAGTATTAGCGGCTGTAAGAAAGTACAATAGAGATATGGCCAAAGTTGAGGCAGAATTTACACGCGCTGGTTTAAAAGCTGAATACGATGCATTTATTCAAAGTATGAACCAATAGTATGTCTGATTTAGATTTTTTACGACAATATTATCATAATAAGTCTGGTCCTATACAGCCCAGCAAGGATACTACAGATACATCTAATCAAACTATAGTTGATAAAATTTTAGAATTAGGTGATGACCCCAATTTTGCTGTTGAGCCAGAGGACAAGTATAAGACACCTAAAGAACTAAATCAGATACAAAAACTTCGCAAAGATGGTTTTGACAATGAAAGAATCTTTGAAGCAATGGAGGCGCAAAAAGAAGAACAGAAGAAACCAGTATCTACAAAACCAGATTTAGGTGTTATTGGTACATTTAAGAAGTCATTTAAAAGGTCTAGAAAAGTTGCGGATTTTGATGTGGCATTTCATGATACATTTTATAATGTGCCTGGTAGCGGAAATTTTGAAGATTTAAAAAAAGCATATGAACAGTATGAAACAATGGCACAAAATGACCCAATTGAGGCTGATAACTTTTTAGAGTATGTAGCTAGGGCATCTGGTCAATTAGCTGGTTCTATGTCAAAAGGATTAGAAGCTGGTATACCATCAGCGGCGGCTGGTATGACTGGAGCGGCAATAGTTGGAAATTTATCACCATTAGCATTAGTACCAGAAGAGGTTGCAACAGTTCCTATTTCTGGCGCTACTGGATTTGCTGTAGGTAGTACTTATTACTTTGCCAGACAAGGCGCTGGTAATATGCTTAAAAATATGTTAAGTAGAGATGTGGACCCAGTAACAGCTAGTTTACTTGCTAGTACTGGTGGATTATTTTATGGTTTAGTAGAACAAGCACAGATTGGTAAGATTATACCTAAGTCTTTACAGAAGAAAGCCAATGATGTTATAGCGAAGTCTACTAGTGATTTAGTTGGAAGGTGGGCAAAGCAATATGGTAAGGATTGGGCAACACAAATAGCAGAAGAAGAATTGCAGTTAGGTATAGAATTTCTAACAACAGAAGTTGGTGCTGTGCTAGAAGGTGTACCTACAAGGACCTGGCAAAGTATGGTAGATGAAGCGTGGGAGACTGCAAAACAAACAGCCGCTGGTTTACTACCAATACAAGGTGGTAGAATGGCGGTGGATGTTACTGCGGAATATGGACCATCTACAGCGCAGAGCGTAGTAAATGGTATCATGGCCACAAATGAGGATATGAACCCAGGAGAAGATGAAGTAGATGCTGAAGTACAGCAAAGAGATGCTATTACAATAGAAACAACAGCAAAAGAAATTAACGATGATGAAGCAAACCCATTAAAGATAGAATACAATGCAGATGATAATGGGGATAGAGTTTTTTCAGAAAGTAGAATAAGGGAGTTAGGTTATGACCCAGAAAGCAATGGATTCTCAGAAGTCGAATCCAAAGATGGAGAAAGACAATTCGCAGTCACTGCAAGAGGCACGAATGATATTCAAGGCAATATATCGCTCACCAGCAGAGCGGATAGAAGCACACTTCTTGAAGAAGCAGTCGAAGCAAGACTCAAACAGCTTAGAAACTCAAAAAACGCCGAAGAAAAAGCCTTAGCGGATAAAATCGAAATTTGGGCAAGGTCCGTCAGAAAACTTGCTTCAGAAATAGGGTATAATCTTCGTTTTACAGAGGAAGGTGATGGTAACCTTGAGTTATTCTCAGATGCGATTTTATACACCATAGGCGGCTTTAAAACGATATCAAAAGAATTTCAGGATGCAATTTACATTCCAGAGGACATTTCTAGCGAATTTATCGAAAAAATGGGCCAAATGAGTGATGGAACGCTAGTTTTTGATAAGATGCGCGGACCAACGGAAGGCATTGAAGTAAATCAGGAATTTGCTACAGCTGTTGATGAAGATATATTTTTGTATGGTGAAGACTATTTGGAACAATTTCAGAATCCACCACCAACTAAAAAGAATCCTAAAGCCCCAAAATCCTATCAGCTACTAGATAGGTTAGATGATGACCCTAATTTTCAGAATTGGCATAACACTCGTAATAAAGAATTACAACCAAGTATAGACACACCAGAATTTCGTAACTGGTTTAAAGAATCTAAAATAACCAGGGATGATGACACTAGCGCACCATTAAGAATGTTTCATGGTACAACAAGAAACTTTCAAACATTTGATATAGCTGAAACATTTCATGAATCAGATTTTGGTAGTGGATTTTATTTCTCTAGCAATATAAATGATGTCAATCGTAGTTATGCAACAGAAGGCAGTCCAGATTTACTAATTAAAAGTAAAAAATCTGCACAAGATTTATTTGGAGATAAGTATGGTAGGTCAGCGAGACAAGACCAGGTATATGATAAATTTATAATGGATGAGTTTATGGAAAATAAAGGCAATGTTATGCCAGTGTATTTATCCATACAGAATCCATTTGTATTAGGTTCTAAAGATGGTGATATGACACCAGATACATATTTAGAGTATGAATATGAATTAGATGAAGAGACTGGAGAGGTAATAGATGAAACTGGTCCAGTAGTAGATATGATAGATGCAGTACCAGACATTTTTGCTGATTTGAATTATAGATACGATGAAGATTCTGTTCGTGAAATACAGCAATTGATTTTTAATAGTGCAGTTGATATGTCATTAACTGGGTCAGAATTTATGAAGATAATGAAAGATTCTGATATTGTAGCAGATATTGAAAATGAAGATGGTAAGCTAATGGGTAATGAGTTTATCAGAAGAGTTATTGAAGCGGCTGGATTTGATGGTATAGTATTAAACAATGCAAATGATAGATACTCAGGCATGTTTAGCCCTATTATGGGTCCAGCAATGCATGTAGTTGCTTTTGAACCTAATCAGATAAAATCACAATTTAACAGAGGAACATTTGACCCTAGAAACAATGATATAACATTTCAGTTAGAATCATCTGTTGTTGAAAAAGCTGTTGGTTTATATCCTGATGTTGTTGGTGATAAAGAAAGAGCCAATAGAGTATCTAAGGCTAAAAAGAGGGCCAAGGGTGTAGGTCAGCAAACTAATAAAAGAGTAGAAATCAAACTTAAAAATGGTGGTGTAATGATTCTGGGTAGAAATAAAACCCCAGAAGATTGGATACGTCAAGTAGAAAGCACTTTAAATGATGAAGAGGTGATGAAAGCCGCTGTATGGTATGAAGAAGCATATCCTAGTTTTGTTGAAGAGTTTGGAGAAAAGGATGCAGTTAATTATATGGTTGCATGGTTACTTGGTAATGTCCAGGCTAGTCCATTACAAGCATTATCTAATACATTCTTAGCTGGTGAACAATTAAAAGCCGCATTACCATCATTTAAAACACCTGGAACTGAATCTGTTGCTACAAACATAAAATCAGCTTTAAAAGGTAAAAGAGTTGTAGAAGGTGCTGGGGCAAAATTATATGACTTTTTAGATAGTGCATTAGGCAAGTCTACAAGAACTGTAATGATGGATGACCCATTTGGATTAGCGCCAGTTGCTATTGATAGGCATACATTTAGAGATGCTGGTTATATAGATGGTAAGCTTATGAATATTCTAAAAAGACTAGCTGTAAATAAAAATGATTTGAAGGGGTTAGTTATTGACCAGGAAGGTGCTGGTCCTTCAGAAACTCAGTATGAATATGCTAGTCGTTATATGAATGAGTTGACAGATAAACTAAATGAAATGGGATATTTAGGTGGCAACTTAAAACCACATCAGGTCCAGGCTATTGGGTGGACAGCTATAGCTAGAATGTCAGAAACATCTGATGGGCAGTCAATACCAGATGCAATGGAATTAGTAAAGCCGCAAATATCTTTTAAGCTAGATATGGACAAGAACAGTCCTTTGTATAGGCAGTATGGTGATGCATTTGAAAGACTTAGACCAAGACAAAAAGAGTCATTAAATAAGAAGATACTAAATGGCCCAATTAAAAAACTAGCTAAAGAAATGGGCTTAAAAGTTATTAAAACAGATGGTAGAAATATTAAAGTTCGTGGCAGTTCTCAAGCTGTAAAAGGGTTAATGCATTCTATTGGGCTACTTACACAAAAAGAAAACGTAGCATTTACTAGGCCAAATGCAAATAGTAATAAACTAGGTATAAGAATTACTCATCCTAAATTAAATACACAAGCCAATAAAGATGCTGTCATATCAATTTTAATGGAAGAATTACCGAAAAAATTTATGCCATCAATATATTTTGATGATGGCGCTCTAATGATACCTACTAGTGTTATGCAAAGAGAACTAAATGATTATAGTACACAGCTTAACACAGCAATGAAAAGAGTTATGAAAGAAGTTGGTTTAGAGTTAAATTTAGAAGGAATAGGAATCAATCATGAAAGAACAAATAACAACTGGAAAAAAGATAGTGCTGGACAGCGGTATCGAAATAAACTTTCCGAAAGCTTCGGACCCGATATACAAAAAAGGCTCGACAATCATTATGGACCTCAAGTCGAACAACAAATTCGAGAGGCGCTTGAAAAGAAAGCCAAACAAGACCAGTTAACCTACCAGCTAGGACCCAATCCTAATTTAGCCGCACAAATAAAGTCGGCTACAAAAAACGCCCCATTAGAATTATCAGATGAAAGTATCTCTGGTGTTGTAAGAAGAAAAATTATTGATGCTCTTACGCCTATAATAACCTGGCAAGAGGATATTGAAAGTCAATTTTTAGAGAATAATAAAGTCACTGAAGAACGAGATGTTGTATTAGCCGCAGAATTAGCTGTTGGTAGAATGCCAGAAAGAATATCTGATTTTAATGACATAGCTATAAATGGTCATAAACAAAATAGTTTTGTAAATAGACTAATAAAAAATGTTGGTATATCTATTGACGATTTTAGTAGGTATTTACATGCTCAACATGCCGCAGAAAGAAATGCTTACATAGCTGGATTACCTAAATCTAAATATAAAGATGGTGGTAGTGGTATGTCAAATAGTGAAGCTAAAAGGATAAAAGCTGAACTAAATAAAAAGTATGGCTTAAAAAATTTAAGAGCATACACTAAGGAGTTTAGACAAATATTTATTGAGCCAGAACTAAAGGTGAGATTAGATGCTGGTTTGTTAAGTCAAAAGGATTATGATAGTCTAAAAGATGGAGTATTTAAAAATTATGTGCCATTATTTAGAGAGATGGATGACTCTGATAATTTAGTGAATTCTAGCGGTTATATAGGTATGGATAAAGGCAAGGGTTTTAATATCTTTGGCGGTAGGGAATATGCTAGAGCGAAAGGCAGTAAAAAGCCAGTAAAGAATATTATCGTTAGTGCGGCTGAGAGGATGCATAATGCTATTATTAGAGCGGAAAAGAATGAGGTAAATAAAAAAGTATTAGCTTTGGTCCAGGCGTATCCAAGTGATGCATTTGAGGTTAAAGGAATTAGTCATAAGCCAGTGTATAATGACAATGGTGAAATTGAATATATGACACCACTATCTGCAAAAGATAGTGAAGGTAATAAAGTAGACCAGGATAATGTTTTAAATGTTAAAGTAGATGGTAAGACTAAGAGAATTATTTTTAAGGGACCAAAAGGTACTAGAATAGCAAAAGCATTACGAGGTATAGGCGTATCAAAAGCTGTACCTATTTTAAATAATTTTAACACATATCTAAGATATGTAAATACTATATGGAATGTAGAATTTATATTTTCAAATTTTGTTAGAGACATTCAAACAGCTGGTATAAATATAAGTGCTGAGCAAGGTGGTGAAATAAGAAGTCAGGCTTTATCTCCTACAAACTTGAAAAATAGTTGGAAAGCTGTTTATGATATTGTTCAAAATGATGAAGTTGATTCTGAGTGGGGTGACTTATACAATAGAATGAGACTCGCTGGTGGTAAGACTGGATTTTTTGATATACAAAGCATAGAACAAAAATTAGATGGATTAGAGAAAAGTTTAAATAAAGTAGGTCAAGACAAGAAAACAATTAAAGATGCTGGTAAAAATATATTAGGATTTGTTGAGTCATTAAACGAAGCAACAGAATCTTCTGTAAGACTTACATTATTCAAAGCTATGATAGATGCTGGTTATTCAGATGCAAAAGCGGCATCAGCGGCAAAAAATGTAACTATAAACTTTAATAGGAAAGGTGAATGGGGACCATTAATAAATAGTTTATGGTTATTTGCTAATGCTGGATTGCAAGGTAGTTACAGAATAATGACAGTCGTTGGTAAATCTAAAAAAGCACAACAAGCTGTAGCTACATTAGTAGCAATGGGATTTATGGAATCTTTTGTAAATCACATGGCTGACGATGATGAAGAATATGATAAGTTAGGTAATTTTGTAAAAGATAATTATTTCGTAGCAAGATATGGTGAAGGTGACAAATATTTAAAATTTAGATTACCATATGGATTTAACGTATTTAAAGTTGTAGGTAATATTACTGGAGACTTTGCATGGGCCGCACATAGTGGACAGCCAATTGATAAATCAGACCAGTTATTTAGGCTATTAACAGCTATAAATGCTTCATTTAATCCATTAGGTGATTCACCTATAGAACAAATGATAACACCTACAATTGTAAAGCCATTTATACAATTAGGTTCAAATAAGAATTTTTATGGTGGGCCAATATATCCACAAGTATATCAAGAAGCACCAGCTGATGTTCAATTAGCATGGGAAAACACACCAGCCGCATATAAAGAATCTGCTGAATTTTGGTATGCTTTGACTGGAAATAAATTTATATATGATGAAGATGGTGAGATTGTTGGTGCTGAACATGGTCCTTTAGATGGTTTTGGTGATGTAAGCCCTGAAACTTTAGAGTACTTTACTGAATATCTATCTGGTGGATTAGGTAAAAGTGTAGCCAGGTTAATTAGCGCACCAATTGATTTATATAAAGGTAATCTTAAGCCAGATGAAATCCCTTTAATAAGAAACTTTTTTGGCGAGTTTAGAAAGAATTCAGAACTGGGATATATGTATAACATGTTTAAGAATTCTAAAAGAAAAAATTATACAGAGGCTGAAGTAAATAAGCTTGTTAGATATGCTGAATCTTATCTTGATAAAAACCCACAATTAACCCAAGAACAAGAAGATGCTATTAATAATAGGGTGGATAGGTTTCTTAGGAATCAAGATGAATATGAAAAATAACGCTCAAATATGTTTAATACTTCTGCATATTATTAAAAATTCGGAGTAATTATGGCATCATTAAATAACAAAACACCAGCAGAAACTTTTAAAGATTTATTAACTGTGAATTCAGGTACTGATAATCAGGGCCTGGAATCATCATTAAAAACAGTATCTGATGGTGAAGGTGTAGAATCAGCGATTCAGCTGTCTACTACTACCTTAAAAATACCAGCTGGTAAAACTTTAGAAATAGCTGGTACACTTAATTCTGTAAATGCAACATTAACTGGTGATTTAGCAGTAGGAGATGATTTAACAGTCACAGATTTAATAAGCGGTGCAAGGATGGATGTTTCAGGTACTATAGTTGCTGGAGGAAATATTCAGTCTAGTGCTAAACTTATTGCTCAAGATAATATTGAAACTCAAAGTGCTATAGATGCTGGTAGTGCAATCATAGGCGGTGGTTATGGTAGTACTGGTGCAACAATTTCATCCGCTGGAAATATTCAAACAAATGGCACAATAACATCTGACGATAGAATTGTTGCTGATAATGTACAAATTGGTGGTGGTTTAGGAAATAGCGGAACAACAATAGATGCAAGTGGAAATGTATTAACAGACTCAAGAGTTACTTGTAATGATATGCATATAGGAGGTGGTTTCGTTACTAGTGGAAGTGGAAGCGGATTAAGCATATCGCAAGATGGTAGAATTGACACAAATGATATTATTGTATGTGAAGCAGTAAAAACTACTGGGGGAGTTGTGTCATCAAGTGCAAGTAACTCTCCAAAAGTAAAATTAGATAATACTTCTAAAATATCATTAACCGTAGATGATAGCGGTACAGATAAAGAAATTTTAAAAGTTGAGGAAGATGGTGAAGCTACATTTAAAAGTAAAGCTGGTGACACCAAATTTGTGGTAAAAGACACTGGGGTTTTAAAATATAAAGCAAAGACTACGGCAGAATTAACTGCAATAAAAAACGCTGGTAATGCGGTAGCTGGTGATATTGCTTACGACTCAGTAAAAGGATTTGTGGTATATGTACCATAATGTAAATAACAATAGGAGAATGCATAATGGATAAGCTAACTCAACAAGAGATGGAGTTCGTAATTCAGGCTATAGCAAATACAAGTATCCAAGCAAAGGATTCTGCATTTGCTCAAGGTGTTCTTGAGAAACTTGGCTCATCTTATCAAGAGATGATCAAGTCTTCTGACAAGAACAATAAGAAGGCTGGTAAAGCGAACTCAGCACAAGTGAGTGCTTAATTATGGCTGATTGGAAAAAACTCTTAGTAGAGAATCCTCCAGCTAGTGACATAGCATCTTCCCCAAGTTCGGGGAAGGTGCTTAAGGTCTCCTCTAATGGTACTGGATTAGAATGGGCAGATGATGCTGGAGGTGCATTTAGTGATAATGGCACAATTGCATCTGTTACAAACAGAGTTATAACTGCTACTGGAACTGGCTCTAACATACCTACACTAGATTTAAATCCCGATTTAACTAGTGGTACTATTTCAAGAATTCGTGTTCAAACATCGGGGAAAGATTTACGATTTAATTTAAGAGATGGCTCTAGCACATCTGATGTTATGACCATTGCACATAATAATAAAGTTGGCATCGGCACTAATTCGCCTAGTGAAAAGCTGACTATTTCTGCTAATGATGGAACTATTTTATTGCAATCAGCTAGTGTTAATAATAGCACTTTTATTAGAATGGCTGAAGATGGATTTCAAGGTGGTTTCATAAAATATGATGGTTCAAGTAATGTGTTTATTATGGGAACGCATAATGCTACTGGTACAACAGTAAGTGATGACATACCAGTAATTACTTTAAAAAGAGATGGTACGGCAGTAGGAATTGGAACATCTTCTCCTACTAATTCTTTAGAAATTAGTGGTGGATCGAATAAATCGTTATTAGTTAATTCAAGTGGTGGTACAAGCAGTATACAAGCACAAAAAGATGGTAATTATGTCAAACTAGGTGCAGATGGAGCAAGTGGGTTTATAATGTATGGACATACAACTAGCTCAACTGCAAGAGATTTAAGATTTTTTGAGGGTGGAAGTACTGAAACTATGAGGCTAACCGATTCAGGTAGATTGGGCATCGGTACAACTTCGCCTCAAGGTAATTTATCAATTACTGCATCTTCAAATCCTTTACTTACTATAACAGAAACAACTTCAGGAACTGGAGCATCAGGCGGTATAGCATTTAGTAATCAATCTGAATCAACATATAGAAAAGGCGGTATTTATTTTAATAGGACTGAATCCACTGCTAATCGAGGCTATATTGGAATAGCTTTAGATGGTAATGCTAGTACTTCTAATGTAGATGCTGACTGGGTTGCTAATACTAAAATGGCTATTACTTATGAAGGCAAAGTTGGCATTGGCACAACTGCACCTAACTCAAGCCTACATATAAATGAAAGTGGTGCTACAACTTCTTTAATAAGATTTACAAATAGTGGTGCTTCTACTGGTGGACAATTTGGATTTAATGGACTTGATGCGTATGTGTGGAATAACGAAGGTAATGGTAAAATTTTTCTTGGTACTAACAGTACTACAAGAATGACTATTACACATGATGCAAAGATTGGTATAGGCACATCCTCACCTAGTGCTACTCTAGAAATTTATAAAAACACTACTACTAATAATGACAAATTATTTAGAGTATATAATGGCAATGGTTTATTATGGGATTTACAAGGAGATGGTACTTTAAGTGGCTATACTGGTAATAGTATAACAAATATCGGTGGAATTACTGGAGCGTGGCAATCTAGTATAGAAGTAGGTGGTGGTCATGCTAGTAGTGAAGGTGCTTCAGGTCATGTAATCTTTAAAACAAACAATGCTGAAAAAGCAAGACTTACTAATACTGGGAATTTTGGTATTGGTACAAATTCTCCTCAAAAAACGCTTCATGTTTCTCAAACTGGAACTGGAGATTTAGCAAGATTTGAATCAACTGGAGAGTCATTTAGTATACAATTTATGGCTGATGACTCAGGTACACCAGTTAATTACCAAATGACACATACTGGTAATAAGTTTGTTCATTATAATGCTGGTAATATTGTCCATGCTAGTTTAAAGACTGGTGAGGTGGGAATTGGAATAGATTCGCCTAGTGAAAAACTTCATGTAAATGGAAATCTTAGATTAGCTGATAATAATTATCTTGTATGGAGTGGTGGTACAAGAATAATCGGACAGTCAAGTTATATACAAATTCAAACTGGTTCTACTGATGCAATTAGAATTGATAGTAGTCAGCGAGTTGGTATTGGTACAACTTCGCCTACTCAAAAATTACATGTTCATAATGATGGTAGTATGACTGCAAGATTTTCCACAAACAATGTTTTAAACTATATACATTTAACTAATAGCGGTGGTGCTAATCACTATATACAAACTAATCAACATTCAGTAGCATTAAATGCTGATGCTAACAATACTCGTGGTAGCGTACACTTGATGACAAGTAATACAAATAGATTAAATGTTACTAGCGATGGAAAAATTGGTATTGGGACTACTTCTCCTAGCACTAAGTTCCATGTTGCTAGTGGTGCAATAAGATTAGATAGCGGTCAGCAATTACAACTTGGTGGCGGTTCTACTCACATCGATGGCGATAGTGGACATATGTCTTTTGATGTCAATTCAGGAAAAAGATTTAAACTCGATGGTAACTCTCGCATTAGTCTAGCTAATAATGATAGTGGTACAGATAATACAATTTTTGGAATGGAAGCTGGTAAAGCTGTTGCTAGTGGTGGTAATTACAATACTTTAATTGGTAGAAGTGCTGGTATATCATTAACAACTGGCGACCAAAACACTTTCTTAGGCACATATACTGGCGGTGCATTAACGACAGGAACGGAAAATACTTCTCTTGGATATTATGCAGATGGACATAATCAAACTGGAATTCACAATACTGCTGTTGGTAATACTGCACTGCTTGGTTCATCAGGTAATAGTCATTCAACTAATACAGCAGTAGGACATGCCAGTTTACTTGCGGTTACAACTGGAGCAAATAATGTAGCAGTAGGTGCATTTGCTGGTGATTCAATTGCAAGTGGGCAAGACAATTCACTTCTTGGCACTCATGCTGGTGGTGGACTACAACTTGGAAGATATAATAGTGCAGTTGGGTATCAATCCTTATATAGCGAACAACATGGCAGTTACTCAACCGCTATGGGTTATAAAGCAATGTATTCTCAGTTACATGGAACAGTAAATGGAGATACTGGTAATGTAGGCGTTGGATATAATGCTGGGTTTTTTAATGTAACTGGTATTAATAATACCTACATAGGTTCAGGAAGTGGTCTTGGTTCAAGTGGAGAATCTAATTCAAATAATACTGGTGTAGGTTATCGTAGTTTATTTGCAGTCACTACTGGACACGATACAGTTGCTATAGGGGCTGGAGCATTTGAATCTTATACTACTGGTGATGATAATGTTGGAATTGGTAATTCAGTAGGTTCAGCTCTCACAGAAGGTAGATACAATATTTTAATTGGAACAGATGCAGGAAACGCTCTCACAGATGGCGACCACAATGTAATGATTGGTCACAACTCAGGTGCAATAGCAGATACTGCAACCGCTTCTGCTCAGTATAATGTTTATGTAGGTTCATCTTCAGGTAGATATATGGATGACACAGTAAATAGTGTATCTATTGGTTATGAAGCTATGAAGGGTGGTTCAACTGGAAACAATGCTGATAATAGTGTAGCAATTGGATATCAAAGTTTAACAGCAGTTACTACTGCTGATAATAATGTCGCAGTTGGTAGTACTGCTGGGCTTCAAATCACTAGCGGAGCTGAAAATGTTTTAATAGGTAGGAATGCTGGTAGAAATGGAAATGTAGCTGATAATACATATATAGGTTTTGAAGCTGGACAAGGTGTAAGTGGTTCTACAAATGCTGGTAATAATGTTGGCGTTGGTCATAGTGCATTAAAAGGAGTTACTACTGGAGGTAGTAATGTAGCGGTAGGAAGCCTAGCTGGGGATGCTTTAACAACTGGAGCAGATAATGTAGCTATAGGATATACCGCCTTAAGCACAGCAAATACTGCTAGTAGCAATACCGCAATCGGTGTTAGTGCAATGCAAAGCATACAAGCAGATCAAGCAGTTTCGAGTTGTGTTGCTATAGGAAGATTAGCTTTAACTGGAGGTAGTTCTACTACTACTGGAATACATGGCACAGTTGCTATAGGTTATCAGGCTCTCACTTCTTTGACTTCAGGAACAAATGATGCTTTTGGGTATCAAGCGTTAAAAAATACAACTACTGGTAGTCAAAATACAGCTATTGGCAGAGGTGTAATGGCAGCATTAACTACTGGCAGTAGAAATGTTGGTATAGGTAGTGGAGCTATGGGATCAATTCCAGCAGACCAAGCAATAGTAAATAATATTGCTATTGGTAATAGTGCAATGAATGGTAGTGGTTCATCAAATGTAAATATTTATAATAATGTTAGTATTGGATATCAGAGTATGTATGCTATTACAACTGGTAGTAATAATACAATGATTGGTAATAGGTCAGGTACTACAATTACTCAAGGGTATGGAAATGTTGCTCTAGGTTCAGATGCTCTTTACCAAGTTACAACTGGTCATAATAATGTTTCTATAGGTTCTTATAGTTTAGATGCTTTAACAACTACAAATAATATGACTGCAGTTGGGCATAGTGCTGGTTCATCAGTTAATCACGCTGGTGCAGAAGGTGGAACTTATATAGGATATGAAGCTAGTAAAGCAAACACAAATGCTGGTCATAATACTTCGGTTGGATATCAAGCATTAGTAGCAAATACAACTGGAGCTAGTAATACTGCTATTGGTAGTAATGCATTATTAGCATTAAATGGTGGAACAGACAATACTGCAATAGGTAGAAGAGCTTT